ATTACGCTATTTACGTACACGAGAATATGAATCAAGTGAAATGGAAACGACCGGGTAGTGGCCCTAAATTCCTAGAGGCTGCATTGAAGCGGAATACCTTCAAAATCCTAATGATTATCCGGGGTGAAATGACAACAGGAGGAACCAGAACATGAACGCACTAAGTGAAGACATTAAAGATATGCTGGCAGCTGATTCCAGCTTGGCCCTTACTTTTGGGACAAACCTGTTTATCGGGAAAGAACCAGTAGACCCAGATGCGGCAGTTACCGTATTTGACACTCCTAGCTTTCCACCAGATATAACTCTGGACAAAGTGATGGATTATTTTAACTCGTCATGCCAAGTACAAATACGGGATGTAGACTATCCCACGGGTATGACGCTTGCAAGGAATATAATGACCTATATCATGCACCGGGTAAACGAGACATGGAATGGGACTTTATATACGGTGGTACGGGCTGCTGGGGAACCTGCCCTGTTAGACCGAGATGAAAACCACCGAGTACGATTCGTTATTAATTTTAATTGTCAGCGACGCTGATAGAAAGGAGAACAAATTATGAGCAATGCTATTGCCGGAGTCGGCACGTTATTTAGAAGGTACGATGGGGTATCAGCTTGGGTAAACCTCGCTGAGATTAACTCCATTACAGGACCGAGTAAATCTCGTGAGACTATCGATGTTACGTCCTTGGACTCCACTGGAGGCTATCGGGAGTTCATCGCAAGTTTCCGAGATGGTGGAACGGTTCAGTTGGCAATGAATTTCACACGATCAACTTACGAGTTGATGAATACGGATTTCGAAAGTGATGCGGTTCGGACCTACGAGATAGTTCTGCCGGATGCTGAGAATACCACGCTGGAATTCATGGGCCTTGTAACTGAATTACCTCTTGCGATTTCAACTGATGATAAGGTGACTGCTGACGTAACCATAAAGGTTACTGGACAGCCTATCCTTAACAGCGGTTCGGGATCCTAATTATTACACCTTAATCACAGGTATTTTTTAACTTTTAAAAACACTACTTAATCATGGCAGTACAGTATCTAAATTACAACGGAAAGGAGTACCCGATTAAACTCGGGCACCATTCCATGAGAAGATTTCAAGAAGAGCACGGTGCAGGTTTGGAGGATGCAAAAGACAATGCAGAATTGTATGAGCACCTTGTGTTCCTGGCCCTGAAACAAGGTGCCCGGAGAGAGCGCACCGAGCTTGACTTGGAATTCGATGATATGGTCGACGTTTTGGATGAATGTCAACTGGAATTTATTGCGGCAATTCCCAAGTTCTTCCCGCAAGATATCCCTGATGATATTAAAGAAGAGATATTAAAGCTTCAGGAGGTGGAGGGAAAGAAGCCGAAAATGAAAAGACAGACTGGGACAAGCTCCAAGGCCAAGCAGTAGTACTACTTGGTATAACAGCGGAGGAGTTCGATGACATGGACTCTCGGGAATATTATCATGCTATGGTCGCCAAGCGGGACCAGATGCGTAATAAGAGTCGCGAGGCTTATGAAGTGGCCCGGTTCCAAGAGTTCTTGGCTCAATTGGTAAATCCTTATATTAAGAATAAGCCAAAGAAAGCTGAGGATGTAATCAAGTTCCAATGGGAGCTTGAGGCTAAGATGCCAATAGAGGAACTGAAACAGGTGTTAAAGACAATTGCTAGCACCAATTTTGGGGGAGGTAAAAAGGAAAGAATAAGGACATCACCTCCCGTAGCCGGGGTTAAAAAGATGAAGAGAACCAAGCACAAGAGGTGAACTTAATTAAAAGGGAATAAGTTATGGCAGCAGATGCGTTTATGATTGGACAATTAGTCGCTCAGCTTGGATTGGATAGTACCCAATTCAATGCCGGGATGGCGAGTGCGAATGCAAAGATGAAGGCTGCTGATGCGGCTATGGCTAAAGCTACCACCAGTATGGCAGCGTCTTACTCCGCTATGGGAGCTAGGATGCAGAAGATTGGTAAACAGATGAGTAAATTCATCACCTTACCGATCTTAGCCATTGGTGCTGCTTCCTTTAAAGCACACAAGGACTTTGAGGCGTCTATGTCGAAGATTGAGGGCTTAGTTGGGGTAGCTGCTGAGGAAGTCGAGCGCCTCTCCCAGGAGGTCCTTAAACTGTCTCCCTCGTTAGGACGGGGACCGACTGAGTTGGCTGACGCTTTATTCTTTGTTGAATCGGCTGGTATTAGGGGTGCTGCGGCCATGGATGTTCTGGAGAAATCCGCTAAAGCATCCGTAGCCGGGCTTGGTGAAACTAAGACCATCGCTGACCTGGTAACTTCAGCTATGAATGCCTACGGGCACGAGACCCTGAATGCCACGATGGCCACCGACGTTCTGGTGGCTGCTGTACGTGAAGGAAAAGCCGAGGCTACTGATATGGCCGGGGCGATTGGAGTTGTTCTGCCGATCGCTAGTGAGATGGGTGTGATGTTTGATGACGTGGGTGCGGCCTTTGCCGGAATGACACGTACGGGAACCCCGGCTCGTGTAGCTGCCACTCAGCTGAAAGCCGTAATGTCCTCGCTACTGAAACCAACAGATCAAGCCGAGGAGGCACTGAATTCAATGCAGTTGTCCTCAGCCGGGTTGCGGAAACAGATCAAGGAGGAAGGGCTTATCACCACTCTGGAGACACTCCGTAAGACCACCAATAAATACGGTGAAGAGGCGATGGCCAAAGTGTTCCCCAATATCCGAGCGCTGATGGGTGTACTTGACTTGATGGGAGCTAACATGGAAAGTAACATCGCTATATCCGAGCGGATGAAGGACACCACCGGGTCACTTGATAAGGCGTACCAAGCAGCCGCAACGACAGTACAAAACAAGATGGATAAGGCCGTGGCTCAGGTACAGACTTCTTTCGTGAAATTTGGCACCTATATGAAGGCGACGGTCGTACCACTGTTGGAGGGCTTTGCTAAGGTGGTTAAGAACATGACTGATCGCCTGGATGGGATGACTGACGAGGGAAAGAAACTGACGTTTACGATCGTGGCTTTGGCCGCAGCGATGGGTCCGCTACTCAGTATTGGTGGTAGATTAATGAAGGTCATTGCAGCCAATCCTTATGCGGCTCTGGCCGTGGCGATAGCTGCTATTGTGATGGCGTCTATTAAGTGGGTCAAAACGAACAGGGAATTGTTTGATGGGATGAGCGGTATTGAGAAAGCCCACAAGGATGGTATTAAGCTGTACGGAAAGCAACGTGGGGAGATTGATTTGCTTGTTCGCAAAATTGAAAGTGAGAATCTGTCCAACGGGGCCAGGATTGATGCGATCAATGAACTGAAGAAAATCGTACCCGAGTATAACGGTATGATTACTGAAGAAGGGAAGTTAGTTGACAGTAATACGGACTCGATCAAAGCATATCTGGTACAACTTGGGGAGAAGATTAAATTACAGGCTTACGAGGAGGAATACACCCGGCTGTTGAAACGTGAATTTGAATTGCAGGGTAAGATCATAGACGTCACTATTAAGGCCGCTGCTGGAAATAAACTGGCTGAGCTTCGCTTGGCTAAATTGAATTTCTCGTATGATAAGAATCGGGAAGCCATTGCGGAGATGGAAGCCGCTGCATCGAAACTGAATATTACTCTGGGGAAAACTCCCGATGCTATTGTTCCGGCTGCTGTTACCCCGGCTGCTGGCGGATCAGGGGGATCCGGGGATGATGATGGCCCACTGATCGCCACGATTGCTGAGACCGTCCAAGATGCCGAGGAGTATTGGAATACATATTATGATTTAGTCGAGGAAAATCAAAAGACGTTTGAAGCAGCAATGATTGACTCGAATAAGAAGGTTACGGAAGCATTTGTGAGCGAGACAGAAAATCGTATAGCTGCGGATGAAGCCGAATTCCAAGCGAAAGTATCACGGGCTAATATGTATCTCCAAATAGCGGAACGGGGTGTGGGCCAATTAGCAGCAGCCGTATCTGGACAAGAGGGTGCCTGGAAAGCGTTAATCGGTACCATCCTGGCCGGGCTTCAGAGGGTCCTGATGGGACTGTTAGCTCAGGCAATCGCAGGGATGATCGCAGGGGAGGCATCTAAGGGCTTATTTGGTTTGGCTACTGGGGCTATTGGTGTGACCGCATTAACCGCTATATGGAACGCTAAAGTACCTGAGTTCGCGGATGGCGGTTTGGTGTATGGCGAGACCATTGGAAAACTAGGTGAGTATCCCGGGGCAAGTAGTAACCCGGAAGTAATTGCTCCACTCTCTGAATTACAAAAATATATGAATCCATTTGGACGCAGTGGAGGTCCTCCGGCGAAAATTAAGTTGGTGCTAGAGGGTCGCGATGCTGTTGCTATGGTAGACTTAGAACGCTTGATACAGGGGACATACTAATGGCTTGGGTAACAGAATACGATATGACTTGGCGTGGGCTCAAAGGAGCTTGGGGATACATCTATTTGCAACGAGATGAAGGAGTATACCAAAATGCGTTATACTTATTAGGAGAGGGTATGCAAATCTCTCGTTCATTCCCATCCTGGGAGGACCACGTTGCACGTACAAATTGTACTTTCACCATAGCCACCAATGATGATGATTTTTACGCATTGGTTAATTTGATGACGGCTGTTGCTGGACAGGTTCGTGTGCTAGTAACTAATGAATCGGCTTCCTCGGTGCCGATCATTATGTTTGAGGGGTTTCTTAATGTGGAAACGGTGAACCGTAAGATGTTAAAATATTCGAATTTGACTTTAACGGCTTCCGGACTGCTTAACAAATTACAGTACGTACACCCGACCAGCATAGATGTTCTCCAGTACATGACTTTGATTGATATCATTGACGATTGTTTGTCGCTCACGGGAACTGCCCATCCTATCTACGTACAATGTTCGTTGTACGAGTATAATTCTGCACTCAGTGCTGGGCAAACTTTATTCAATCGTATTGGTATTTATACAGAGGCATTCTGGAAGAATAATATTGAGCGCAAGTCGGCATTGGAAATATTGGAATCAATTCTAGCATCGGCCAATTGTTATCTGTATTGGCACGAAGAGGCTTGGTATATTATGCATTATCAGGATTTCAATCAGGATCGGGATTTTGTAATCTATACAGGTGGTACTTCAGCCGGGTATGGATACGCTGATACAGGAACCACCGAAGCATATGCAGTGGAGCGCCAGAATATTCACGATAATGCACTGATGCATCAGGTAGGAGACACACAAGATTTCCAGGTTATTCCCGGGAAGAAACAGGTTGATGTGAAGATGAACCAGAAGGAATTTTTCA